AAGGTTGGTATATGTTTACAATAGATAATGCTAATAGTACGAATTTAGAAAGAAATGTAACTTATAGTGAAGTACCATCACAACATAAGTCATTTAATATATTAAAGTTAGAGAACGGCTATTTTGCCGCTCAACCTAACAACAGAGTTATCTTCTACGATAAGTCTTATACTCCAAGCGAATTGAAGTTTCCAGACTTCAAGGTGTCCACGAAAGAGTATAGTGTAGAGGGCGAACAAAAGTGGACAGCAGGTGATGACGATAAATTTTTTTATGAATTAAAGGAGAGCAAGGATTAAATGGCAAAAAGCGTATTCAGTAAAGAAAAAGGACTAGACTTCACAAAACAACCAATGTTTTTTGGTGAGGACTTACAAGTACAACAATATAGTGATATGAAATATCCTATATTTGATAAATTAAACCAACAACAACTAGGTTATTTTTGGAGACCAGAAGAAGTTTCTTTACAGAAAGATAGAAATGATTACCAAGAACTATCTGAACAACAAAAGTTTATATTTACAAGTAATTTAAAATATCAAACTATGTTAGATAGTGTTCAAGGTAGAGGTCCATGTTTGGCATTTTTACCATTTGTATCTAATCCAGAATTAGAAGGCTGTATTGTAACATGGGATTTTATGGAAACAATCCATAGTAGAAGTTATACATATATAATTAAAAATTTATATTCTAATCCTAATGAAGTTTTTGATACTATTATTGAAGATGAGAAAATTGCAAAAAGAAGTAAATCAGTTACACAAACTTATGATGAACTTATTGATTTAGGTTATAGATGGCATTTAGATAAAGATAAAATTGATTTGTATGAACTTAAAAAGAAAATGTACCTTGCAATGGTAACTGTAAACATACTTGAAGGATTAAGATTCTATGTATCATTTGCTTGTTCATTTGCGTTTGGTGAACTTAAACTACTAGAGGGTAGTGCTAAGATTATATCATTTATTGCAAGAGATGAAAGTCAACACCTTGCAATGTCGCAGACAGTTATTAATAATTGGCATGACCGTAATGATGATAAAGATATGATAAAAATTAGAAAAGAATGTGAAAAAGAAGTTTACAAAATGTATGATGACGCATTAGCAGAGGAAAAAAGGTGGGCAACACACTTATTCTCTAAAGGTAGTATGATAGGTTTATCAGAGAAACTATTACACCAATTTGTAGAGTACATGGCAAATCGAAGAATGAAAGGCATTGGTCTAAATCCAATGTACGAACAAAAAACAAACCCTTTACCATGGGTAGACCATTGGTTGAATTCAAAGGGCACACAAAACGCACCACAAGAAACTGAAATTGAATCTTATGTAATTGGTGGTATTAAACAAGATGTTACAAAAGACCAATTCAAGAAATTTAAACTATAATGAATAACAAAGTAACAAAAACCTGTTCTTCCTGTGAAACTAAATATAGTATTGCATGGGATATTGATGAGCAAGATTTAGAACCTCTTACTTGTCCGTTTTGTGGATTTGAGGTAGAAAATGAAGAAGATGAAATCGAATGGGTTAATAAAGAACAAGACGAAGAAGACGACAATTGGAATTGATTATAGTTTAACAAGTCCTGCTGTTTGTATTGATGGTAAAAAATATTACTATCTAACTAATAAAAAGAAATGGCTTGGTAGAATTAGTGAGGATATAATTGGTTATGAACATAAAGAGTGGACTGACCCTATACAGAGATTTACTTATATTTCAGATTTTGTGTTTGATTGTATCGGTTCGCTTGTTAATCCTCAAATTTTCATTGAAGGTTATTCTTTTGGTTCTAAAGGCCAAGGTCTTTTTCAAATCGCTGAAAATTGTGGCATACTCAAATACAGATTACTTGAAAAAGGTCACGCTTATAATACCGTTGTACCAAGTGTTGTTAAAAAAGGTGCTACAGGTAAAGGTAACGCAGATAAAGACATGATGTACGAGGCATTTGTGAAAGAAACTAAAATTGATTTAAAGAAACTATTTGATACTGTTAAAGTTGGTAATCCCATATCAGATATTGTAGATAGTTATTATATACAAAAGGTCGGTTATGAAAATTCAAGTAGTTACGACCCTAAATAAAAAATTATATAATAGTTACGCTAAAAGATTTTTTGAAACTTATAGCTGGCCTTTTGACTTAACAGTTTATAGTGAAGATATGTTAGATATACCAAACTATAATACGATAGTTAGAAGTATCTATGATGAAGTGCCAAGCTGTGAGGAGTTTGTTGAGAGAAACAAACATAGAATGGCCATAACAGAATTTAAGAAAAAAGGAAATGAATATTTAAAAGATGGTGTTCGTTTCTGTTATAAAGTATATTCATATACAGACCAATTAATTAATAATGAAGACTATGATGGTGTAATTGGTATTGATATTGATAGTATATTTTATAAACCTATTGACGCAGAATGGGTCAAGAAACATCTACATAGAGACGATTGTATGATGAGTTATCTAGGTAGAGGCAATACATATTCAGAATGTGGTTTTTTATATTGGAACTTAAAACACCCACAAACTAAATCATACGCACAAAGAATGAAAGATTTATATGATACAGACGGTATCTATAATCTAACACAACAACACGACAGTTTTGTTTGGGACTATGCAAGAATAGAGTTTGAAAACAGAGGTGTAAAAAATCATAATATTGGTGATGGTAAACCAGGTCATGTACAAGCTAGGTCAATATTAGGTGAAGTGTATGACCACACAAAAGGTATTAGAAAATTACAAGGTAGAAGTCCGGAGGCTAGAGTATGATAGATGTTTTTATTGGTTATGATGAGGGCGAAAAGATTTCTTATCATGTATTAGCAGAGAGTATTAGGAGAAATTCTAGTCAACCTGTATCAATTACACCATTATGTTTAAATAATTTACCAAAATTTACAAGAGATAAACAACTAAATCAATCAACAGATTTTGCATTTAGTAGATTTATGGTGCCATCTTTAAGAAAGTTTGATGGTTGGTCTATATTCATGGATTGCGATATGATGTTCAGAGGAGATATTGCTGAACTATGGAGTATGCGTAATATGAGATATAGTGTTATGTGTTGTAAACATGATTATGAACCTAAACAAGTTAAGTTTAGAGGTGCTAAGAATGAAAAGTTTGAAAAGAAAAATTGGTCTAGTATGATGTTAATGCAAAATCAAATGTGTCATAGATTAGAACCAGATTTTGTAAACAATGCTTCTGGTTTAGAATTACATCAATTTAAATGGCTTATAAATGATGACGCAATAGGTGAAATTCCATTAGATTGGAATTGGTTAGTAGGTGAATATGATTATAACCCTAACGCAAAAAATGTACATTGGACATTAGGTGGTCCTTACTTTAAAGATTATGCTAAAAGTGATTATGCTGACGAGTGGTTTGATATTTACTACGACACAATAAAAATAGATTTGTTATGAACATCATAGGTATACGAGGTGCGTTTAGCACAGAGGCAATGTTTATATTTCCTAAACATGAAGATTTCAAACTAATAGAATATCCTGATAGACATAATCATAAGGCAGATGTTTATATACAAACAAATGTATTAGGTGTTATGAAAAGAAAGAACGCAGAAAAATATCAATTTATATTAGACCAAAACAAGCCTAAAATAGTAATAGAACAAGCAACCTTTAGAAAAAATTTAGATATAGAAAAACCAGATGATTATTATTTTAGAGTTGGTTTAAATCATTATACTTTTAACGATGGTATATTTAAAAATGAAAACTCACCAGATGATAGATGGAAACAAATACAAAGAGAACAAGGTATAGAAATAAAACCTTGGAAGAAAAAAGGCGATTACATATTAATACTTACACAAAATCCTATTGATACAAGTCTAAACGATTTAGTAAAAAAACCAGGTGATTATGAAAACTTTATAATGAAAACAATTGAAGATATATCAAAGCATACAGATGAAGATATAATGATTAGACCTCATCCACGATTTACATTTAGATTTAATAAAGATACTCTAAAAGATATTAAAGTTAAAAATAAAGTAATGTTTAGTGAGAACTTAAATAACTTTAATGTGACCAATGGTGGTGAAGATATATACAAAGACTTTAGAAACGCCAGAGTTGCGATTTCATATTCAAGTAATAGTTTGATAGAAGCTGTGTGTGAGGGTGTACCAAGTATCGCATTATCTAAAACATCACACACTTGGCCTGTAGCATTTAGAACATTAGAAGTATTAAAACATAAAGAATTACCAGAGATAGATAGAACGCAATGGTTAAATAATTGTGCTTATACACAATGGAAGATGTCAGAAATTAATAGTGGTGATGTTCACAAAAGGTTATTAGTATGATTATAACACATAAATTACCGTGGAATAAATGTTTATCACATCAACTTATGCCTGCCATTGAAAAAGGCTGGAAAGACGAGGGTAAAGATGTACACTTCTCTTGGGGTTTAGCAGGTCAAAATATTAGACAAATAACAGAATGTCAAGAACAAGGTTTAGAATGGTGGTATGTAGATAATGGTTATATTACTGAACAAATTACAAGATATCCAGAACCAATTATAAACAATTATGATAAAACATATTTTAGAATATGTAAAGGTGGTATTCATACTACAGAATTAAAAGAATATGATGAAAAAAGATTAAATACGCATTTTACAGATTGGCAATCAGGTGAACATATACTAGTTTGTCCATCATCTCCGACTGTAACATATTTTATAAATGATAAATCACAAGACGAGTGGATAAATGATACTATTAATACTATAAAAAAATATACAGATAGAGAAATAAAATTTAGAAATAAACCAAGACCAGGTAATAAGTGGTGGAATACAGATATAAAAGATGATTTAAAAGGTGCTCATTGTTTAGTTACTAACATGTCATTAGCCGCTGTTGACGCAATAATAAGTGGTGTGCCGTGTATAACAGATAAAAAGAATGTTGCTAATTTTGTATCTAGTCAAGACATGAGTAAAATAAATTTACCATTTAAACCTGATAATAATAAAATAAATAAATGGATGAATATGTTATCATATAATCAGTTTACAATAAAGGAGATTGAAGATGGTATTGCCTTCAAGGTTCTTCAAGAACAAATTTAGATGGTTTGGTTATAAAGATAAAGATTGGCCAAGAATGATTATGGAATGTATGTATATGATATTAAGTATAAGAGCTGTTTTTAATTGGTTAGGTCTATGAATTTTGCTTGTGTTTGTTATGGTGATAAGTATTCAGTAGAGTATGTTCAAAAACTCTACAATATGGTGAAAAGAAACACCACACTTTCTATTAACTTTGTAGTATTTACCGACCATGTTAAAATGCATAAGATGGTTGAGGGTGATATAGATATTAGAAAATTTCCTGAAACAGATTTACAAGGCTGGTGGAATAAATTACAATTATTTCATCCTGATGTAGATTTACCAGGCGATACATTATACACCGATTTAGATGTAGTTATTACAGATAATATAGATTGTTTTTTTACATATGAACCTGATATGGACTTTGTAGGTATGAATGACTTTAATCCTGTAAGTGGTGTTTGGAACTCCAGTATTATGAAATTTAAACAGGCCAACCTTCACGGACGGATTTGGCACAAATTTATGACCGATAGACCAAACTGGTTAAGACGGTTTCCAGGCGACCAAAACCTAATATCTGACTTTCTTTTAAATACTCCTGGATGTGTCTCATTTCCTGATTCGTGGACACAATCATATAAATGGTATGACCGAAGTGGTACTAGATACTCCAGAAGTGCCATGACCTACGAACACAATGGCGAATCGTTGGTTTCCGTGTTTCACGGACAGCCAAATCCTCACGAATCCGAGCAGGAATGGGTAAAAAACGCATGGAAATAACACTTTTGTAGCTGTGCAGATTGTCGCACCACTTATAACCTAGACCTGGTCTCAAAAAATAATACAAAAAAAGCGCCAAAAAGCGAAAAAAGTGCTTGCTTTTACTGTGGAACTAGTGTATTATATGTGTATATGATAA